CTATCGAAGCGAAGGCGGCGGAGATCAACGAGTTGGTCGAACGCATGCAGGCGGAGGGCGCCGCAGAACGCGAGGCACAAGAGGCTGCGCAGGCGACGGGAGGGGCGGCGTGACCAGCCTGTATGGGCCTCCGATATGGTGTCCGTCCTGCGGGTTAACGTTGCGGCGGCTGGCTGCATATGGACGCTTCCTGAACGTCCACGAGTTCAAGGGACACGATGTGCCACAAGCCATACTGGACTGCCCTTTCGGGAAAGCGTACTTGGACGACGGTGGGGCGGTGTTTGACCCGCGAGGAGGGACGGCGTGAGCACTCGCTGCGCCTGTCGCTGCGTCTGCGCCCAGGATCGCGAGACCGGCTGCAACGATCTCTGCGCCCGCTGTTGGCGGGCCTGGTGCAGTCCTTCCCTGGAAGGAGACGCGTGGCACGCGCCCATCGCTGATCGCTCGTACCTGGGCACGTTCGGGATGACGGGCTGCTGGACGCCTTGGATTCTGAACCGCGCGTCGGAGCTGCTGGCCCGCCCGCTGGGGGAGTGGACGTGGGCTGAGGTGGCGCCGCGCTGCCCCTGCGGTCAGTCGATGGTGCGCCGTCCGGTGACCTGGAAGTGCTACCGCCACAAAACGCCGGTGGTTGTCAAGGACGCGCTGGAAGTGCCGGTGACGCCGCGAGTGAAGGTGATCGCGTGAGCGTGCAGATCATCAACGCCGACTGCCGCGTGGCGCTGCGGGAGTTGCCGGCCGGGAGCGTCCACTGCGTCATCACAAGCCCGCCCTACTGGGGCCTGCGGGACTACGGCCTGGAGTCGGTCATCTGGGGCGGGACGCCGGGTTGCCCGCACGAGTGGGGCGAGCAATCGTACCAGCGCCGGAGCAACGATGGTGGGGACCCCGCCCGTAAGCAGGAGACGAACACGGGGGCGGTTGGCCGTGATGCGCCGGTAGAGCACGCCTTCTGCCGACGCTGCGACGCCTGGCGCGGCGCGCTGGGGTTGGAGCCTACGCCGGAGCTGTATGTTCAGCACATCTTGGAGGTGTTCCGCGAGGTCAAGCGCGTGTTGCGGGACGACGGCGTGATGTGGGTCAACATGGGCGACGGGTACACGAGCGGCGGGCGGGCGGACTTCGGCCCGGCGCTACCGCAGTACAAGCAGGCGACGCATCCCGAGATCAAGAACACGCCGCGGTCAGCGCAACCCGCCGGCCTGAAGCCGAAAGACCTGATCGGGATGCCCTGGCGTGTGGCCTTTGCGCTACAGCAACCCTACCACGTGGGCCCCATCAAGGAGCCCGTTGACCGCGCTTGGTTGGCCGGAATGATTGATGCGGACGGGACGCTAGGGATTCGCAAGCAAGCTCCGAGGCCGGGACGCGGCACGAATCCTACCTTCATCCCGTACTTGATGGTCTGCTCCTCTGATACGTCTGGGCTGGAGCGCTGTAGGCAGATCACGGGCATGGGAAGCATCAACCTGAAGGCGGCGGCGGGTACGACAGACGGGCGTGGCATTAACTCTCGCCGCGACTACTACACATGGCGGTTAGACGGGCAGTTGGCATCGCGGGTAATCCGAGACATCTACCCCTATCTGGTCATCAAGCAGATTCAGGCGCAACTCGTCTACAACATGAACCTCTCGCTGAAATGGGGGCGTCCGACCCGATCCATTCCTGTTCCGCCTGACGTGGTACGGCAGCGCGAAGGTTTGTATGAAGCCTGCAAACTGGCGAATCAACGGTCACTGGTAAACCCACCTCCGCTCAAAGATGTCGATCCAGCGATAGAGCCGGGCTGGTATCTCAGAAGCGAGGTCATCTGGTCGAAGCCGAACCCCATGCCGGAGAGCGTGACAGACCGGCCCACGCGGGCGCACGAGTACGTCTTCCTGCTGAGCAAGGCTAGCCGCTACTTCTACGACGCCGATGCGATACGGGAGGCAAGCACGGAGCCGGATGATGGGCGGCTACGCTACTACGGGGGTGTCAACAAAGGCGTGGCGTTGCGAGATAACGGCACATCCCGTCGTCGGGTAGGCAACCCCGTCATTGGCAACCCGCCAACCCGCAACAAGCGCACGGTGTGGACGATCCCGACGCAGCCGTTCCCTGGCGCCCACTTCGCCACCTTCCCGGAGGCGCTGGTCAAGGTGTGCATACAGGTGGGGATGTCGGAGTGGGGCTGCTGCGCGGACTGCTGCGCGCCGTGGAACCGCGTGGTGGAGAAAGGCAACTATCTTGCGAGCACGTCCGGCACTCACTTTCCGACGCCGAACAAAGGGAACACGTCAGAGGGCCTTGCCGCGCACCTGACTAGGGATGGGTTCATACCGAATCGACAGCGAGAGATAGTGGGGACTGGCTGGCGTCGCACCTGCGCCCACGAGGGCGAGCCTGTACCGTGCGTCATCTGCGACCCGTTCGCTAGCTCAGGGACGGTCGGCGTCGTGGCGCAGAAGGGCGGTAGGCGGGCGATCCTGATTGACGCCTCGCCGGACTACTGCGCGATGGCCCGCGAGCGTCTACGGCAGGGAGCGCTGCTGTGATGGCCACCACCTGGCGCTGTCGCCTAGTAGGTAAATTCGTGGTCCTCCCAAAAGGCGGCGGCGGCAACCCGCTCTGCCCAGTCGATGGAGTTATGGACTACGAAGGGCACCCCGCTCACATGATCCTGGACGTTGATCTCCCAGGAGCTACCGCCTTTAGTCGGCCAGCGCCGATATCCTGTTACGGTGAGTCCCGGCGTGCTATCGATGCGCTTGGCCAGTCGAGTTGCCTCTCGCTTAGTCATGCCGTCATCTCCCTTTGCTCACGGAGCCGTCGGCCTACCTCACGGATAGTTGCTGCCTGGTGGCCGTACACGAGGTGCAGGTCATTCGTGCCGTTGATCTTGGCCAGGATAGCGTCTATCTGGCTCGCGCTCATGGTGGCGGCCTTGACGATTTGGGCCTCGACTGCCGCCTCGTCTATCTCGCAGGTATTGCATTGCTTGTCCATGTCTGTCCTCCTAGGTCATAGTATGGCAGACACAAACATACTTGTCAAGGGGTACAGGAGATGATTTTCCGATGATTTCCTGGCGCTGTCGCCGCTGCGGGGCCGCGCTTGCCAACTCGCTCGAAATACAGATGCACATCGGGCGATACCCAGCGGACGGGAAGACGCCGGCGTCGGCGGGGTGCCGGAAGGAAGACATCCTGGACGAGTACAGGCTAGGGGGATGATGCGCCCGCAAGGAAGACATCACGGACGAGGACAGGGAAACGGCGTAAGATGGGAGTTGGCATGAGGCCCATCGTCATACCATCGACTGTTAGTGTGTTCCACCACCCGCATGTTGAGCACACCCTTAAGCTCATCGATAAGGCGGATACAACCAGCCATGGTTATTACTGCACCACCTACCGACCTCTCTTTGAGCCAGGCGTGGCATATGTGCGGAATTACACGCCTTGCGGGTTGGTGCTGGACTGGGAGCAGCCGGACAAGCGGAACCCGGTAGCGGGGGCTTAGGTGCGGGCTACCGTCTTGACAGCCCGAATCCGCCGAGCGCACACTTTACCGTGTAGGCGACGATGACCAGGAAGACGGACTTGGCAGGACACCCTAAAAAGCGCGCCTTCCTTGCTGCCTTCGCCGAGTGTGGGACGATCACCCAGGCTGCTAAGGCGGCTGGAATGTACCGACAGCGGCATTTTGAGTGGGTCAAGGCTGACCCCGCTTACGCTGACGCTTTCGCCCACGCGGAGGAAGAGGCGATTGACGGGATGGAGCAAGAGGCTCGCCGCCGCGCCGTGGATGGCATCGAGACCAACCACTATGACAAGGACGGCAAGCTGCTTTTCACCGACCACAAGTATTCTGACCTCCTGCTGATCTTCCTGCTGAAGGGCGCCCGGCCCGATAAGTACCGCGAACGGAGCGTGATAGAGCATGGCGGTCGAATCGAAGTCAGCGACCCCGACAGCGCCTACGAACGAATCGCCGGCAAGCTCGCTGGCCTCCTCGCTCCAGGGCTTGTCAGCGGAGGCGATAGCGAAGCGCCTGCGGTCAACGGTCAGCGCAACGGAGGCAGCACAGCTTGAGCACTCCTGGCGGTTCTGGGCGCGACCTAATCAACTTCCGCCGTCGGGCGACTGGCGATACTGGCTCATCCTTACCGGACGCGGCTGGGGGAAGACGCGCACCGGGGCCGAGTGGGTCCGCGCCGAGGCCCGAACGATAGGTTACGTGAACCTGATCGGCGCAACTGCTGACGACGCGCGGGACATCATGATCGAGGGCGAGAGCGGCATTCTGGCCGTCTGTCCCGATGGGGAGCGCCCGGCCTACGTGCCCTCCAAGCGGCGGCTGGAATGGCCCAACGGTGGTGTGTCGCTGATCTTCACTGCCGACGAACCGGAACGGCTACGCGGTAAGCAGCACAAGCGTCTGTGGGGTGACGAGCTGGCTGCCTGGCGTTACCAGGAGGCCTTCGACCAGGCCATGTACGGCCTACGTCTGCCCGGGCAGAGCGTGCGGGCGCTGTTCACCACGACACCCAAGCCCGTGACCTCAATCCGCGAGCTGGTCAAGGACTCGGCGTGCGTGGTAGTGCGGGGCAGCAGCTACGAGAACCGCGCCAACCTGGCGCCGGAGTGGTTTCAGCAGATCATCTCCCGCTACGAGGGCACACGGTTGGGGCGGCAGGAGATCGCTGGTGAACTCCTTGACGACGTGCCGGGCGCTCTGTGGACCCGCCAGATGATTGACGCCGGCCGCGTGAGCGAAGCCCCGGAGCTGCGACGGGTGGTGGTGGCCATCGACCCCGCCATGACCAGCGGCGAGGACGCCGACGAGACGGGCATCGTAGTGGCGGGCAAGGGCTACGACGGTGACGCCTACATACTCCGCGACGTCTCCGGCCACTTCACGCCCAAGGCGTGGGCGCAGCGGGCGTTGTGGGTGTACCACGAGATGGCCGCTGACCGCATCGTGGCGGAGGTGAACAACGGCGGCGAGATGGTGGAGCACACCCTGCGCACCGTCGACAGCCGGGCGCCCTACAAGGCCGTCCATGCGTCACGGGGTAAACGGGTGCGAGCCGAGCCGATCGCTGCCCTGTACGAGCAGGGGAAGGTTCACCACGTGGGGAGTTTCCCCGAACTGGAAGATCAAATGTGCAACTTCACGCCGGACGGATACGACGGCTCCCCTGACCGGCTGGACGCCATGGTATGGGCGCTGACGGAGCTGGCGATGCACGAAAGCTGGGTGGTGGCGTGAAACGGTTATACGCTTGGGCAACAGGATTGATATACCGTAAGGCATGCCGTCGCTGGCTCAGCCGTGCGTTTCAATGTGAGTCTCGGAGGGGACATTGGGGCCTACACAAAGACGGCGCGGTAGTGTGGTCTGAAGAGTTCGCGCTGCGGATGGATCACCGGTGAAGCGCGCCGCGATGCTAGCCGTCACCACCACGCTACTCCTGGCGCTGTCCGCCGTCGCTGGCCTGGCCGTGCGGGTGTTCCTGTGGAGCGCGGGGCTGTGATCGCGACGGAGGTGCGCTGCCCCGGCTGCGGCAAGAAGGTGGCGGAGTCGCTGGCCGGCGCTCTCAAGGTGACGTGCCCTCGCTGTGGGGTGACGTTCACGATCCAGACTTAGAGGCGTATGATGGGGCCATGGAGTACAGAGTTGTCTCCAAGTGGTGTGGCTGGTTCGGCGGCTGGGGCAGCGAAAGCGACATCGCCTGGCTACTTAACGACAGTGGCGAGGGCGGCCGTTTGGTGCGGTCCGAGAGTGGTCTGTTCCTGTGGTGGTGGCTGATCCCCCGCCGCAAGGTGCTGTTCGTGTTCGAGCGGTCAACCCCTATCCCCCTTGACAAACCTATAGGCGCCGGCGATACTCAGAATCAGTAGCCAGCGTGCTCTAAGCCGACAGTAGCCTTCGTGCTCATTCGGGCACGGAGGCGTTTGTTTGTCAGGCGACCCGCGCAGCGTGATAAGCGGATGGGGCGACCCCGTTCGCTTCGGCCGCAAGAGCGCCAACGAGTACCTTCCCACCTGGCAGATAGGGCGCGACCAGCCGCCGCCCAACGACTTCGCGCGATACGCCTCGGAGGGCTATCAGAACTCCATCATCTACGCCTGCATCCGTGAGAAGGCGACCTCCTTCGCGGACCTGCCGCCGCTCGTTATGCGTCCCTCCCCTGACGGCTTCGACCCCGTGCCCGATCATCCCCTCGCGCAGCTCATGGCGATGCCCAACGAGGAGATGGATGCCTACGAGTTCCTGCTGACGCTAGCGACTCAGTATGACGTGGCCGGCAACGTCTACATCGAGAAGGTGCGTCAGTCCAAGAACCGAGACCGCAGGCTGTGGCCCGTCAAGGAGCTACGGCTCATCCGCCCCGACTATATCGAGATACGCCCAGGCGCTTCCCATGCCGACGATGCGTTCGCCGTCAAGGTGGACGGACAGGTTAGGAGGGTGCTGCCCCGCCGTGATGTGATCCACATCCGCACGGCCAACCCCGGCAACGACTTCTATGGGCTGTCCCCGATCGCTGTGGCGGCGCGAGAGGCCGACCTGGACCGGCTCATGACCGACTTCGACCTGTCGTTCTTCCGCAACGCGGGTGTCCCGATGGGCATTATGAAGATGAAATCCCGCACATCGCCCGACGAAATCAAGGAGATCAAGGGGGCGTTCCGCCGCTCCTTCAATGGGCTCAAGAAGTGGTTCGAAGTGCTGGTGCTAAACGCGGACGAGGCGGAGTACCAGCAGCTCGGCGGCCTCCCCAAAGACATGGAGATGCCCGGCACCCGCGAGTATGCGGAGGCCCGGGTGTGCGCCATCTTCGGCGTGCCGCCCATCATCGTCGGCGTCCTAGTGGGGTTGACGCGGGCCACCTACAGCAACTACGCCCAAGCCCAGGCGAGCTTCTGGTCCGAGACGATGGCGCCGTTCGCCAAGGCGATAGGCTCGGCGCTGACGCGGGAGCTGCTACCAGAGTTCGCGACGTCCGCGGACAGGGGGGCGCAAGTGTCCTTCTCACTCGCCGGCGTGCGGGCGCTACAAGAAGACAACACGGCTCGGCTGACGGGCGTGGCCGATCTGGTCAGGACGGGCGGCTGGACGATCAACGAGGCGCTGGGTGCGCACGGGCTCGCGAGCGTGGCGAACGGCGACTTCTACGTGCGGCAGTTGACCCAGGTGATTGACGTGGCTCTGCCGTCGCGGTCGGCGCAGCAGGTGGCAGAAGTGGTGGGTAACCCGATTCCGCGAACGATAGACCGGCCTATAGCCGCCAGCCTGAGCGAGCAACGTGAGAAGGCCGACACCCGCGCTGCCCGTGACCGGCTTCAAGAGCGATTCCAGCGCACGCTAGAGACGTTCTTTGAGGGCCAGGCCGCGCGCGTGGTGGCCAGGCTGCCCAAGGGCGCGAAGGCCACGCCTAGCGATCTCCTACCCGCCAGCGAGAACGGAGACCTGGCCGACGCCATCCGCCCTTCCTGGACGGCGGGAGCACAGAACGGTTGGGAGATCGGCGCGGCGGAGCTGGGCGTTGACCCAGCGTTCGACCCGCTAGACCCTGGCGTGCGTCGACTCCTAGCTCAGTCCGGCGAGCGCGTCAGTGGCATCAACGCCGAGACTCGCGACCAGTTGCGGCGGGCTCTAGGTATCGCTCGCGACGAAGGGCTGTCACCCAAGCAAGTGGCGCAGATGATCCGTGACCTGCCTGCCTTTAACGCCAGCCGAGCCGAGACGGTGGCGCGAACCGAACTGGCGACGGCTGACAACGCTGGGGCCGTGGCGCGCTATCGGGCGAGCGGGCTGGTGGACGAGGTGGCCATCATCGACGGGCCGGAGTGCGGCTGGACAGCGCACGACGACGGCGACCTGGCCAACGGAACCCGCCGCTCCCTTGACGATTTCGAGAACCACACACTCTCACACCCGAATTGCGTCCGGTCACGGAGTCCCGTGATAAGGGGGTCATGATGGTCACAGCCACACTAAAGCGTGTAACGGCGCACCTGCAGGTCAAGCAGGATGGCGGCGGCGAGGGCCGCGTGTCGGCGGTGTTTAGCACGTTCGGGGTCATCGACTCCGATGGCGACGTGGTGCGTCCATCGGCCTTCACAGAGGGCCAACAGGTGCCCATGACGTGGATGCACGACTGGAGCAACCCCGTGGGCAAGGGTGTGATTCACGTCGAGCCTGACCGCGCCGTCTTCGAAGGGCAGTTTTTCATGGACACCCTAGACGGCGAGCAAGCCTTCCTGAAGGTGAAGAACATGGGGGAGCTGCAGGAGTGGTCGTGGGGCTTCCGTGTGCTGGACGCTGAGATCGCCGACGCGCCCGAAGGCCAAACGGCGCCGGCGCAGTGGGGGCGCGGCGAAGGTCAGGTGCAGTACATCAAC